CAAGAAGAAGGTGCATCAAGCACATACAAACCAACTTTACTAAAATAGGAGAATATTATGGGTGGATTATTTGGAGGCGGTGGCAATAGGTCGTCTGCACCAGCAGTACAACCTGCTAAACCATATGTAGCACCAGCACCAGCTATACGTTCGGAAGAACAAGAAAAAGGTAAAAAGAAGAAAAAGAAAATGGTTTCTGGAGAAGCAGCAACAATGTTGACTGGCACAGAAGGTTTGACAACATCAAAATCTAGTCCATCAACGAAATCTTTATTAGGAGACTAATATGCCTATTGCAGACAAACGTGCAGTAGCGTTATTAAGTCAGCTTAATGTTTTAGAAAATCAGCGTTCCGTATGGGAAAATCATTGGCAAGAACTTGCCGATTATATTAGTCCACGGAAAGCGGATATAACAAAACGAAGAACGGCTGGCGATAAACGTACCGAATTGATATTTGACGGCACCGCTATTCATGCGGCTGAAATGTTAGCAGCATCTTTGCATGGCATGTTAACCAATCCGTCTACACCGTGGTTTAGTCTGAAGTTTAAAGACCGTGTGTTAGATGGTAATGATGAAGCGAAAGAATGGTTGCAAGGTGTAACTGAAGTTATGTATTCCGCATTTCATCGGTCAAATTTTGCCGAAGCGGTACATGAATTGTATTCAGATTTAGTGGTATTTGGTACAGGTGTAATGATGGTAGAGCGCGATGCGTCTACTAACTTAAGATTTTCAACACGCCATATTGGTGAATGTTTTATATCAGAAGATGCCGAAGGCCGTGTTAATGCGGTGTACCGTAAATTTAAAATGACTTGTATAGCAGCAAAAGAAACCTTTGGTGTAGAAGCCTTACCAACCAGTATGCAGAAAAAAGCTATAGAAGAACCGTACACCGAAGTTGAGTTCTGTCATATTGTGCATCCTAGAGACAATTATGATCCTAATAAAGTGGATGGTCTTAATAAACCTTACGCATCTATTTATATTGATCCAGAAGATAAACAAATTATTTCCGAAGGCGGATTCGATGAACTCCCCTATATGTGTCCGCGCTGGTTAAAAGCCAGTTTTGAACGTGGTTATGGGCGCTCCCCGGCTATGACAGCGTTAGCCGATACAAAAATGTTATCAAAAATGTCGGAAGTAACGATTCGGGCAGCACAAAAACAGGTTGACCCTCCTCTCATGCTGCCTGATGACGGTTTTATGATGCCTATTCGTACGGTGCCTGGTGGATTAAACTTCTATAGAAGCGGTACAAGAGATCGTATTGAGCCATTAAATACAGGCGCAAACAATCCTTTAGGCTTGCAAATGGAAGAACAGAGACGCCAAGCTATTCGTGCAGCATTTTATGTTGATCAACTTATTCTAGGGCAAGGCCCACAAATGACGGCTACCGAGGTTATACAGAGAACTGAGGAGAAGATGCGCCTTTTAGGCCCAGTACTTGGCAGACTACAAGCAGAATTATTACAACCGTTAATTGAAAGAGTGTATAGCGTATTAACACGCCAAGAAATGTTTGCACCGCCACCAGAATTTTTACAAGAAAACGATGTAGAAATCGAATATGTATCACCGTTAGCAAAAGCACAACGCTTTGGCGATATACAATCCGCTATGCGTTTGTTTGAAAGTCTGGCTCCGTTATCGCAAGTTAATCCGGGTGTATTTGATTATGTCGATATGGATGGATTAGCCAAGCATATTATTAGAGTGTTGGGTGTTCCAGCAACAGTTGTGAAGTCGGATGAGCAAGTTGTCCAAGAACGCCAACAAAAAGCGGATCAACAAGCAGAGATGGCAGAACAACAGCAGATCGCTAACCAAGCCCAAGCTATGGGCGATGCCGCTCCAATGGTTAAGGCGTTACAACAATAGATAGGAAATAACATGGCTAAAAAAGGTTTATATGCAAATATTCATGCTAAACGTAAAAGAATAAAAGCAGGTTCTGGTGAAAGTATGCGTAAGCCCGGAAGTAAAGGCGCTCCAACTTCTGCTAATTTTAAGAGAAGCGCTAAAACTGCTAAGAAAAAGAAAACATTAATTTAAATGTTTAAAACAGAAACCGATAGATTAGAAACCTATAAAAGAATGTTTGCAACCGATGACGGCAAACAAATCTTAGAAGATTTAAAAGAACGGTTCCATATTGATACAATGACATTTGTTGATAACAACCGGGATTTGAGTTTTGTCCATGAGGGGCAAAGAAGTGTGGTCTTATATGTACTGCATTTATTAAGAGAAGATAAAAAAAACCAACAAACAATAGCGGAAGGATAATAACACATGGCAGAAGAACAGGTAGCGGATGCTCCAGTAGTTGAAACTGGGGAAGCACCGTCTGATTGGAAAGCAAGTCTCCCAGACGATATAAAAAATAACAGTTTAATACACAATATGGATGATGTAGAAACATTAGCCAAAACAGCCATTCATGCACAATCTATGGTCGGTGCCGAGAAAATAGCTATTCCTGGTAACTGGGCTAATGATGATGATTGGAACGGTGTATATACTAAACTCGGTCGGCCAGAAGCAGCAGAAGGATATGATTTAAAAAATCCTGAAGGAACAGAAGCTATTGATGGCGATATTAAAAGTTGGTACCAAGATTTAGCACATGATGCAGGATTAAATAATCGCCAAGCGCAAAAGATATATGAAGCGTATATAGCTAAAACAGGCGAAATGGCTCCTGTAAATGAAGAATTAAGTGAACAAGATATAGAAATACAAAAAAGCGAAACCGAAGTTACCCTTAAAAAAGAATGGGGTAAGGCGTTTGATCAAAAATTAGACGAAGCTAAAGGTATACTAGAGCAGTTTGCCCCAGAAGGTTTTGCAGAAATAATGACAAAAGATGGTGTTGCATTAGGTAATTCTCCAGAGTTTATAAAAACTATGGCTAACATAGGTAATTATATAAATTCTAAAGTAGGAGAAGATAAGATCATTGGCGCTAAACAAACGCCATCTCTTACACCAGAAGATGCACAAAAAGAAATAGCAATGTTGCGTGGCGATCCTAAAGATAAAGGCCCGTACTGGAACAATAAACATCCAGATCATGCAGCAGCTGTCGCAGAAGTTTCACGACTAATGGAATATTTACATCCAGAAGTCGAGGAGTAGGATAAGCGTAAGCCCCTACCGAGCCAACAGCGTCAAGTTGGAGGTAGCATACTTAATGTTAAAGTGTCTTGTAATACAGGGTAGCACTTGTTTTTTTATTAACTTATAACACGGAGGCTTATATGTCTACACAAGTGAGTACAGCTTTCGTTCAGCAATTTTCTTCGAATATTACTATGTTATCTCAGCAAATGGGTTCCCTTTTGCGTGGTGGTGTAGATTCAGAGACTATTACTGGAGAGAAAGCATTTTTCGATCAAGTCGGAAAAGCAGCCGCTGTTGTTCGTACAACTCGTCATGGAGACACACCGTTAATGTTAGCGGCTTAATAAGGAAACTTATTTCGAATAACCTAGTGAATTCAAGGAAACTCTCATTGAGACAATCTTGAGCCAAGCCCGTTAGGGAAGGTGCAACGACTATCCAGAAATGGAGTAGGAATCAAGCGGTTCCGAAGCGCTAGGCATCCTAAAGGATGATGATATAGTCTTATCTTGCAGGCAACTGTAAGCAGCGAAAGCGGAAAAAGTTAGCGACTTTTTTGAAAAAATGTAATGGAAACTCCACATACGAGACGTATGGTTACTCTTAGCGATTATGAGTGGGCCGATCTTATAGATTCTGTCGATAAAGTCAGGATGCTTGCAGATCCAACTTCTACTTATGCAAGAGCAGCAGCAGCAGCGATGGGAAGATCAATGGATGATGTGATTATTGCCGCAATGAACGGTAATGCACAAACAGGCAAAGCAGGTACAACAGCTACAGCTTTACCAGCAGGGCAAAAAGTTGCTCATGGTTCCGCAGGTTTGACTATTGCTAAATTAGTAAGCGCTAAGAAAATTCTTGACGCTAATTCAATCGATCCGTCTATTCCGAGATACATAGCGGTATCACCAGAACAAATTGAAGATCTGTTAAATAATACAACAGTTACTTCAGCAGACTTTAATACGGTAAATACTTTGCCTATTTAAGTAGAAATACTTAAATGAAAACTGCTCAAATTCGGGGAAGGCTTTAAAATGCTAATCCCGAGCGAAGCCTAGAAATAGGAACGTGTAGAGACTTGACGGGCAGAACCTTAACGCATTAAGCGAAGGTTAAGAGAAAGTCCAGACCACAAACAGAAATGGTAGCGAAAGCTATAGTTGGTATGAAAGGCGCTTGTTCAAGGTGATATAGACACTTTTATTGGTTTTAAATTTATCGTTACTAATCGTCTAACTGACGATGGTACATCTAGATTATGTCCAGCTTGGGCTGAAGATGGCGTTAAATTAGGAATTGGCAAAGATGTCAACGCTCAAATTACGGAAAGAGCGGACAAAAGCTACAGCACACAAGTTTACTATTGCATGTCTATTGGGGCAACCCGCATGGAAGAAGAAAAAGTTGTGCAAATAGCTTGTAACGAGTAAGGGAGGATTATATAATGGGTACAGTTTATTCTGATCAAAAGACTAAATGGGATCAAAATAATCCGACTGAAGCAATAAAGCCTATTGAATTGGCTGGTCGTGTTCGTGTAGCATACGGTTCTTATACCGCATCTGCTGAACAATCAGACATTCATATGTTTAATTTACCAAACGGTGCAAGAATATTGTCTGGTGAATTAGTACATGTGGCTTTAGGTTCTTCTACAACAGCATCTGTAGGCCATGCAGCTTATACAAATGCAGCGGGAACTGCGGTAGCAGCTGACGTTGACGAGTATAAAGCAGCAGCCGCTTCTACATCAATTACTACAGTTGATATAGCAGCAACGGCAGCGCTTGGCAGAAATTCAGTTGTTGACGCAAACGGTGATGGAATTCCTGTTACTGTAAGTATTGCTGGTGCCAATGGTACTGGTTTAGTCGAACTAAAAATGCTTTACGTTATTGATTAATACAAATTGGAGAGAGCAAGCGTTATGCTGCTCTCTCCCTTTTATTTAGGAAAAAACAATGGCTTCAGACGTTGATATAGCAAATAGTGCATTAAATAATTTAGGCGCATCTAACATTAATGCGTTAACAGAAGATAGTGTTGCTGCTCGTATCTGTAACCAACGCTACGAGTTTGTCCGTGATTCAGTATTTAGAGCGCATCCTTGGAATTGCTTAGTAAAAAGAGCATCCTTAGCGCAAAACACTACAGCACCTGATTGGGAATATACGTATGCTTTTAATTTACCAACAGATCCTTATTGTTTGCGTGTTTTACGAGTAGAAGATTTAGATACAGATTTTAAAGTAGAAGGAAGAACAATAGCTTCCAATAATTCTACTATGAAGATAAAATATGTAGGGCGTATAACTGACCCTAACGAATATGATATGTTATTAATAGAATGTTTATCTGCACGATTAGCAGCAGATATAGCGTATGCGATTACAAATAATAATGCTTTAACAGCAACTATGTGGGAAATGTATAGTCAAAAATTAAGTGAAGCGCGCTTTGTAGACGCTACTGAAGGTATGCCTGGAACAGAAGGCGTTGATTATGGCGTATTACACTCTAATACGTTTATTAATTCGAGGTTCTAATGCGAGCCACCACTTCTTTTACAAATTTCACTTCTGGCGAAATAAGTGATTTATTAGATGGCCGTACTGATTTAACACGGTACACTAATGCCGCTAAAAGTTTAACAAACTTTATGGTGCATCCTGCGGGTGGTGCAGCAAGACGCCCGGGTACAAAGTTTATACATGAAGTAAAATCAAGTGCAGCAGCGGTGCGTTTAGTACCGTTTGAGTTTAATACGACTACAGCCAATACCTATGTATTAGAATTTGGTAATTTATATTTTAGAGTATTTCGTGATGGCGGTATTGTTACCGAATCAACAAAAACTATTTCTGCTATAACACAAGCTAATCCAGCAGTTGTTACGGCTAATAGTCATGGCTATTCTAATGATGACCACGTTATTATTAATAGCGTAGTAGGCATGACAGAAGTTAACGGTAAGACTTTTGTTGTAAAAAATAAAACAACAAATACTTTTCAAATACAAGACGTAGATGGCAATAATATTAATTCTACAAGTCATACAGCGTATTCATCAGCAGGCACTTCTGCAAGAATATTTCAAGTAACAACACCGTACACAACAGCGCAAGTAGCGGATTTAAAATTTACACAATCAGCGGATGTTATGTATTTAACACACGTTGACCATGAACCAAGAAAATTAACACGAACAGCGCATACAACATGGACATTAAGCACACCAAGTTTTGTTAATGGCCCGTATTTAGATGAAAACAGTACAACAACCACATTAACAGCTAATGCACGAACTGGTAGCAGTTGCACAATTACAGCATCGGCTGATTTGTTTGTAAGTACTGATGTTGGTCGTACTGTTAAGATATACGAAGGTTATGCTAAAATAACAAGCCGTACTAATGCTACAACTGTAGTTACTACGGTGCAAACTGATGAAATAGGCCAAGCAGAATTATTACCAACATACACAGCGAGTACTATAAGTTTTGTTGAAGGTGATCCTGATGCTACAGGCAAATCACACAATGATTTTATAAGAGACAGTACTAAACAATTCATAGAACAAGGTTTTAAAGAAAACATGACTATTACGGTGTCTGGTGCATCGAATAGTGCTAATAATGGCGATTATGAAATTGTTAAAGTAACAAGCGATGAAATAACACTTGTTCCTGTTGATGATGTTGTAAATGAATCAGC